TGAAAGATTACACATGCACTTAACTTCATACATCTCCTCTGTAATATACCGTCCTAAATGTCATGAAAGATATGCCTTTCGTTTCATCGTCATTGAATGTGACCGCTTGCGCGTCGATAAAATGCACTGGCGCAAAATATGTCCTTTCGTAATCGGACTCATAGATATCGGGCTTGTAGTTTGTGAGCTTATTTTCGATAGCCTCGCATAAGTCTGCAAGAGCCTCGCGTAAGTTCGCTTTACCCGCCGTGCTATTCTTTTTTACTTGCACTCCGACAAGCAAGTACATATCCAAAGTGCCTTTATTTGCAAAGGCTGAATCGTCTTCAAGTCCAATAACCTCGCGAGCATCTGCACCTGACAAAACACCGACAAAAGGAAATTGATAGGTATTCCATTTATCTAGCATTACTTGGTCATAGACTTTGACCCCGCTCATTGTGCGAAGTCTATCTGCTATGGATTTGATCGCCGCTGATTCTCTTGCCATTGTTGTATTCCGTTTATGACTTCTTGTCTTATATTACTTGCGAATTTGCCATCATTGCGTAACTTTTCGACTGCAGGATTAAAGTACGGGCGGGCGGGTATTCTCACGCCGCCTTTCTTTTGCACGCTTAGTGCGATATTCTTAAAATACGGCTGTTTAGTCTCTGCGAATTTAGCCCAGAAGTATTTATGCATATTGCCTTTGCTTGCAATAAAGCCGCCGAACTCTTGGACTCTTGCGTATGGCAAATCGGAGCCGTATTCTGCTTCAAAATTATCACCATTTTGCAAGACTCTGAAAACATTGCCGGGCTGACCTTTCGAGAAACTGCGAAACAAATTACCTGAGTTAATCGCGAGCTTAGAACTTGTCGAAGGTGCTATTCTATCAGCCGCGCCTCTGAATTCCATATTAGTTCCGATATACGCCTGCATGACAAACGGGAGCTTATTAAGAGAGTCTGCTATGATTGGCCGTAAAATGCCCTTTAGAGCCTCTGTACTTAGCATAATTACACCGTTGGTATAACGAATTGAGCAAAGTATTTATGCCATCCTATATCGGTTTTGAGTGATTGGCTGACTGTTTGACCCGCGCCGCCTGTAGCGACGGAGTTAAGCCCGAACCAATTACCGCCTTGAGGGCTTTGCTTGTATGCAAGAGTGACCATTTCGGCTATGCCTTGCAAGATTGTGTAAGGCATAGACGCATCACTAAAGCCCGTCGTAAGCGTCGCCTTGAATTGTCCATTTGTCTTATCACGAAAGACAATATAATTAGCATACGGCTCGGCATTCCATGCATAGTTACCCGCGGTAAAGTTCGCATAAGTTGCAAACTCATTCTCGCGCCACTGCAAAGCCGTAAGAGCCGTGTTAGCATTGTAGGGGATATATTTCCATGAGTGATTAGCTTCGAGGCCGCGTTGAGCTTTTGAGGCGTAAAATTGGTAATATATCGTCCCACTACGAAGAGGCTGACCGCAATAGCCTTCAGCCTCATCATAGCAAGTTGTTATCAGGTCATCAAACCAAGTATACAGCGCCGTATCCTCGGAGGTCGGATCGCCATTAACTTCCAAATTAAGAAAGGTCATGAGAGCATTAAACGCCCTCGGATTTGCGCTTGTATATGGCATGGTTATTTACCTGTTTTCTTTATTTCTACTTTCGGCGCGGGCTTTGCATCTTTCGCCTTGCCTTGTTTAATAAGAGCCTCGGCAATCTCGGCAGGGAGAGAAGTCTCATACCCTGCCGAAACACCTTTATACGGCTCGATTAGAATTACATCTACGAGCATAAATCACCTAATTAGGTTGTTGAAGTTTTGAGAACACCGATAGCACTTGGAGCAGGGAATGCGAAAGCAACGCGCTCAACTACTTCGATACCTTTTTGATGTGTACCACCCAAACCAGTCGCACCGAAATACTCTTTGTATTCGTTTACAGTTACATCCTCGCGGATACCCATAACAGTGAACTGATTCCAATCAGCATAGAATGCAGACGCTGTATTTGCTGCTGAAGTTGGAAATAGTGCATCTGGCACTACGTGCATAGGACGGCCTGTTGGTGTGAAGTATGAATTACCTGCAAGAGCTGTTAAGCCGATTGAAGTGATTTCGATTGGACGAACCATGTCAAAGATCGGACGGCTTCCGCCTGTTTCTTTCATCAAGAATCCGAAAACTGACTGAGGCACTACAAAAGCACCATTTGCACCAACGCCAGAATTTACACCGAGGCGCAAGTTCCAAAGGTCAGTCCAAGATATTTCGCCGAATGTATCCTTACCAGAGTTATTAGCACCACCTTGGCGAACTGTTGTAGTTCCGGCGATACCAGTCAAGCCTGTAAAGTTAGGGGCATTACCATCACCATTGAAGAACTGCTTGTCTTCAGTTTCGGCAAGAGCGCGGCCAAGACCGTTTACTACATAGTCAAGAAAAGCTGGTGTAGCATCTTGAAGTTGCTCTTCAGAAACGATAGCACCTGCAACGATTTTCTTTGCAGTCATCGCTGTAGCTGTAAAGAATGAAGTTGAGTCAGTCAAAGTAAGACCAGAACCTTCAGCAACCACCGCGCCTGTAAACGCGCCACTTGATACCAAGTTTTCAGTTTTACCACGCATTGGATAGATTTTTGCGAGTGCTCGAGCGTATCCATACTGATCCGCAAAAGACATAATCTCTTCTACCCAAAACTGAGGAACTGCAGCGCCACCTTGTGAGGATGTACCAGTATTAAAGTTTGCGCGTGTGATATACTTTTCATTTGCCTTGCGTGCGATTTCATCTGCAACGCCGTCGCGGCCTTTGTGAACTGCAAGAATATAGTCAGCTACGACGCGAGCTTGGTCACGGCGTGCGTCATGATCTGCTTTGATTGTTACAAAGCCATTGTTACTTGATGGCTTTTGTGTACGAAGTTGATCTGCGACTTTGCGATCTACAACTTCTTTAAGTTGGTCTTTTGTTACGATAATGTTTTCCATTATGCAATATCCTTAGATTAAATTAATAAGATCTTCTGTTGTGAGTTTCTTAGGCATATTCAAAGTAATTGAACGGCCTGCTTCGCCGGCTACTGCAGATTTGATAATCTTGTAGCCGTTTTGAATCATATCCATACCTTCATTGATTTGCGCTTGTGTTGAAGCTGCAATTTTCTTACCTACGCGAGTTTCAGGAACCTCGAAACTAGCCTCGATGGACTCTGCAACCACTTCGACTGGGGGCTCGGCGGCGGCTGGTTCTTCGGCTACTTCGGGTGCGACTTCGCCTTGCAAAACTGCTAGCATAGGAGGAGCGCCTGCAGTAATAAAAGCGTTTACGGATGCTTCGGCTTCTTCAGGTGAAAAGCCGAGATTAATTACCTCATTAACAAACGCTTCCTTGATTGCCGGAAGAAGTTCGTCTTTGATCTTGGCTTCGATCTCTGGGGTTAACATTCTACTTTCCTTTTTGTATTTTTGAATTGAATCTTGGAGTAAAGTCTTGATTGATTTTTTAAGCAATGCTTGGCGATTTGCAGGAACTGAAACAACGCTAAATTCTACAAGCTCGGACTTTGTGTAAACAGTTACCTTTTGACCGTCGATTGTTTGCTCTTCGTATTCGTTTGGAATGATACCAACTGATACGGCCTTTACAAAACCTGCATTGATTAGCTTGTTGAGTTTCTTGCCTTCTTCAGTAATACACTCAATTTGAATTGTAGCTTCTAGGTTTTCGCCGTTCATTGCAAATCCTAAGCAGCGACCGATAGGCCACTCATCCGAGTCATGCTGTGCTAAGACTATGGGATTATTTAGATATGCTTGATAGTCGATTCCGCTTGGAACTATGATAGTCCCATAGCGGTCAACTTCAGGAGTTGATACTACAAATGTATAGAGATCATTCTCTTTCTCTTCGTAGCCTTCCTCCATTTCGTAGCCGTCCCTAAGTTGTAGGTTCAGCTCGCGTGTTATTAAATTCATATTAAACCTTTATTTTTATTGCTTTTCAACTGGGAATAATTGACATCTGCAGTTCACTGCATTTGAAGCGCTTAGACCTGATCCGAGCGGGCGCTGCGCTTTCTCGGTTTTGACTTCAATGATATTGCCTTCTTTATCGCGAACTTCAGTCACTACCGTAAAATATCCGTCGGCTCCTTGAGTCGAGCCTTCCAAAGCAGCATGAGCGGGTCTTACGCGGCCGTCTCTTTGTGTAAGCCATACCATCTCAAAACCCTCATCTTTATATACGGCGTATTGCATTCCGCTTGTCACATTTGCGGCGGTCGTATTCGCAATCGCACGCGCTCTGCTTGTTTGCAAAGAGTCGAACTTGGTATTCAAAATCTTGAATAACTCGTCTTTATCCTTACCAGCGTTTGCAGTGAGAGTCGCTTGTACTTCTTGCTTGATAACTCCGATTGAATCTCGGATTTGAGCGCTTGACTCTTCGACCAAGGCAATAACCTCAGCAGTCGGAGGCACGCCGCCCTCGATTGCAAGAGTCGCATAGAGTTCGGTAGCTACTTGATTTGCAGCATCGGCTATGATTGCATCATACTTTGCAAGCTCTTCCGGCGAAATATCTACCGTAGCCAAGGTCAACACGCCGTCATCTGCAAGCTGAAAAACTTGCTCTTTGATTTGTGCTATGATCATCTCAACTACATTCTCGAGGCTACCAGCATTCGCTTCAGTTATCCCATCAAAGTTTCTCCAAAACAAGTCTTTTGCATCGGCTGTAACAATAGGGAGCTTGGCATTTGCTCGGGTTAAGAGTTTTCGTGCCACCACGGGCGCGGGAGCGGGGTTTACGGCGCTTTGAAGAGGGACAAAACCACTTGCAATAAGCGGCGTATTGCCTTCAGGTATCGGATCATATCCGCGCTCGCCTCTTGCATCATTGATCGTCTTGATTCCCCATTTAAGCTCGAACTCTTCTTGCCTCATATCAGCATCGGGATCTGCATATTCATACGGTTGTGCTTGGATGAGTACATCCTCTTCCCATCTACGGAAATGGCGTGTAAATTCTTCAGCAATATAGAGCGCTTCGGGGTCTATCGTGTTTTGTCTAAAGATTGCGAATTGAACCTCTGCAGTCGCTCTGTTTTGGAATGATCCATCAAGCATTCCAGGAGGCACGCCAAAGACTTGAGCGATTTGAGCGCGTGTATCACGGCTAACCGCGTCATAACTAACTGAAAGCTCGCCTTTCGGCGGAAGTTCTAATTGCATACCACCTCCAAGCAAAGCTCGGAGCTTGTAGTCTGGTAGTTCCTCATTCCAAGCGCTTTTAAGCTTTTGCCATTCATCTTGGTCAAACCTTTCTGGGAACTTTGCAATAAGCGGCGGGACTGTATTATTAGCAAAGAGGCGTGCAAGATAAGCACTTACTTCGCGGTCGATATTCGCATATTCCAAAGCGGCGGAAACAAGACCAACGCCGAAGATATTCATACCGATTATCTCTTCAGGACGCGAGGCGGGATGCAACTTCGCAAGGTGAATAACCTCTTTCTCTGGTATAGCTATATTGCCCTCTTGCGCGGACTGATAGACATACCCATCTATGAAGTTATTCTCGCCTTTAATAACTCGCATTCTTGTCGGATTTAACACCCACATCTGCAAGGGCACGCGGTATCCATTTGTCGGAGTCCATATAAACGCATTGCCATTGATCGATAGCCAATTTTCAATATAGCCAAAGACTTGCGAGCGTGTGAAGTACGGATTCGGATTACTAAGTAATTCGTTAGTCCAATGACCGCGTCCGAGTTCTTCTTTTTCCCAGTTCTGCTCTTTATATGCATCGAACTTGATACCACTCAAAGCATTTGCACGATGCTGCAAGCAAGCGAAAACAGTCCCTCGAAGTGAGGCGCTTAACTCGTTACCGACTTGAGTCGCACCGATATTGCGAGAGCCACCCGACCGAATATACGGTCTGTCGTTTCTTCGCGGTGCAACTGCGCTCGCGATTCTATCTCTAAGTTGGTCAAGTAGACTCATACATATATCTGTGGAGTTTTGCGAATAGCGTTGAAGGCATAACCCAACGCGTCAATAAAGTCATCATGCTTGTCTTGTGGAGTGCCCGTAAAAGATAGCAGCTCCTCGGTAAAGTCCGGATTGATATGAGGGACATGATAAACAAGCCCTTGTTCATATCTTGCCTCGACTGGCTGAAAGCGAATAACCTTGTCTCGATCCGCTCTCACACCTACGACATTCATCTTAGTATTGCGTTTCAGCTCTTGCACCATCCAAGCTTGCGCCTGATTTGATTCGACTGCAACTACTCTTGCATTCCATCTTTGCTCGGCTGACATGATCTTACGGCCTATCTCTTGGAACTGCGCTCTAAAATGGTCGGCTTCAACAACAACTACCTCGCCATCTTTTGTCGTGCCTATTACCACGATTGCAGTATAATCTGCAGTCTCTTTTTGGCTAATTGCCAAGTCAACTCCAATGTAATACGCCGTGCATTCTTGACCGTTTGTAGTGCGTAGCCATTCGCGCTTGATCTTAGCCGCTGATCTATCGACATATTCTGCAAGAAACTCTTGCGCAAATACCAAGCTCGGTAGTAACTCTTTTTGCCTATCAACTTCGCTTATTTTGATTTGCCCGCCGTCGTATGTCGAGTAGTGGAATGATTGCCAGTCTGACATAGTCTCGGAGAGCTGATCTAATTGCCAAAAGTGATTTTTACCTTTCGGCGTTGAAAAGAAGTAAGCATCTCCTTCATAATCTGCGAGCATCGGACTAAGCACAAAGTTCCAATCGTCTTCTGCATTCGGGCAATGTGCCCACTCATCGCAAATCACTCTATGAAACTTATTACCTCTTAAGCCATCCGCTCGGTAAATACCCTGCAAAACCAATGTACTACGACCTAGTTTAATCTGGCCTTGTTTGTAAGTTGCGCCAAGCGGTGCAAAGAAATTCTGTGCTTCGGTCTCTCGTCCTGAGAGCTCGGTGTATGAGGGCGCTGTATAGAGAACATACGACCCATCAACTTCCAGCATTTTCTCAAGGGCCAAAGCAAAAGCCAAATAAGACTTACCAAAGCGACGACCGCACCGAACAACATTAAAGCGCTTCCTATTCCGAAGTATCTCAAGCTGTTTATCATGCGGTTTTATCCGTATCACTGTATCCATTTTGCGAACCCCACTCAATTATCATTTTGCCTTTTTCTGCTACTTGATTATCCATGTGAGATAGCAACTCCATTAGCAGTTTCATTGCCGTAATATCCTCTTTAAGCAAGATCTTTTTATGAATCAGCATTTCGATTATATCACCAGCTACGGTTTCTTTTGTTTTGCCGGGCTTTGATAGCTCCTCGGCTGCCATCTTTGCAAGGTCTTTGACATACACGATGCTACCCTTTGGCCTACCATTTCGATTGATACGCTCGGGCTTGTCTCTAAAGCTATGTCCTTTGAGATTATCAGCGCCTGCCATAATAAACTCCCAAACCTAATCCAACACCAAGAGCACCAACAACCCATCCCCAGTTGTTCTCGGTTTTCACTTCAGTCGGTAAAGTAATTACCTTAATTGAATCAGGGCGCGGGCGGTAAACAAGTGAGAAGTGACCCTTGCGATTTGCATAGGCAAAAGCCATATTGATTGTATCGCGAGTCGCTGTAATTACGCTATCGCTTTGAGCGATAAACGAAGTATCTCCACAAGGAATAATTACAGGCTTATCAAGAAAGTAAATAGTGTCCTTAGTCTTGATAGTAACTGACTTCGTATGCACTGAGTCTCTAATCGTTACAGGGCGTTCAATTAGCTGCACTTGAGTAATTGTATCAGTTACGCGCTTTGCGCTCGTACGGCCTACGTGAAGCCCCGAAACAAAGCCGATAATAAGCAAGACTGCAAGTATTATCATTGCATTTAGTACATCATTGAATCTCATTGCACTACTCCATTCTCAATAAAGAGATTATCTACCATACCATTCTCTTGAATGATTGCAAAACCATGATTGCTATTTGAGTGTGGCATATATGCTTGTCGTAACTTGCATAGGCATCCCATTGTATATGCCTTGTAAAACTTACCGTCCAAGCTCTTGATAGATGCAAAAGAAGTACGATGCACATGACCCATAACAACATTAGCCGCGGCTTTGAGAATCAAAGCGCGGGCGGGATTTACGCCGCCTGAGACTTTCATTTCGTGACCGTGGACTATGTAGGTATTTTCTATTTTCATAAATTGCGTAGATTCGACAAAGCGTATTCCAAGATCATCAAGTTTTAGCAGTTTGCGGAAATCAATTAAACCAGCAAGCGCGTCTGCATTCTGCATTAAGTACCGCTCCAAGCGGTCTTCATGATTGCCAATTTTAAAGTAGATATTCTGGTCTTTGAATTCGGACCTCAAGCCTTCTAAAAACTGCTTTGCAAGTTCGATCTCGTTTAAGAATTTTGGCGTATCAGCGTGTTTCGGGTGCCTTGAGATTTGAGCCGAGTCTAGTATATCACCGTTTAAAATGATATTCTCTACTCGGTCTTGTTTTGCATATTGAATCGCTGCAATAAGCGCCGCTTTGTCATGGATGCCTAAGTGAATATCACTGAAGACCGCCGTTTTACCTTGGATGCGAAGCGTCGGTAAAACCTCCTCGCGTCCATCTTCAAAGGTATTTAGCCAATCAGGAACTACTTCGGGCTTGTCTTCAGGGCTCGGCTCAAAGCCTTTACCTATCCGATAGTTAAGCACCGCCGTGTACTCTTCATGGTTTAAGCGCGGTCTGTATTGACTCACTTGGTAATACCTAAAATGATACTCGCGGCTTCTTCTTCAGTTCCATCGATTGCAGTTTCGGTATTCCATATATTGCCGTTCTCATCTATGAATTTCCAAAGCATTACGGGGAACGAAGCGCCGTATTCAGTCGCATTGCCGTTTTCATCCCATGCTAAGACAGGCGTATTCATAGCTTCAGTTTTTTTGTAGAGTGTTATTTCCATTATGCAACCTCCCATATAACAAGCTGAGATCCTTTGTGAACCGTTATAGGCGTAGTGTTATTTGAACTTGGAGACCATTTGATTTGCAATGTATACGCGCTTGTTGTTTTTATTGTACCACCTACCGGATAACGAGTAACAACAGATGCATTTGTACTTTGCGCAGTTGAAAGAGTTGAAGTTCCATTCATTATCGTAGTTACCATTCCTGACAAATTTCCAAAATGTCCCTCTGAATTACCACTCATTGCAACTTGTATCGCTAATGAGTTAGTAGTATTTCCTCTACTCAAAATCAAATTTAACTCTATCCAATATGTTTTATTCGCTGTTAACGCTTGGAATAAATGGTCATCATCTTGCAAAGTCGACGAGCTTGTAATTGTTTCATCTGCAGTTTTGGTCACTACATAAGTCGGAGCGCCAAGAGAACCACCACCACCGCTCGCAGCCAAAGTAGTGCCCGTCATTGTAAGGCCCGTTCCGAGTGTTATCTCTTGTACATCGCCTGAACCTGAGTCACCGCGGCCTAAAAGTTTTGAAGCGGCTGATACATTTTGAATCTTTGCATAAGTGACCGCGTCATTATCTACAGTCCAAGTAGCACCCGAACTAGAGACGGTAATATCGCCTTTGTCGCCATCGGTCACACCACCGCCCGCCGTAGCCCAAGTCAAATTTCCCGAGCCGTCGGTACTTAATACCTGACCATTTGACCCGCCTGCAATGGATAGCTTGGTAAGATTCGTATTGATTGTATTGCTTGTCCCGATTGTCTTTGAATCAAACGAGTTAGGCAATTGGCCGTTATTTAGTTTTGTTGTTGGCATCTTATCACTTCATGTAATCAGCAATTAAAACATCTCCGCTAATTGGAGCCGTAGCCATCGTGATTGTATTTGTAGAAATCGTGTAATCATTACCCGCTCCGCTTCTTAGCCTCATACCATTCAAGTGCAAGCGCAAAGTCCCTGCAGTCGGAGTATCGGGCAAAGTGTAAGCCGTATTCGAACCGTCAATATTTCCACTCGGTATGACTTCAGTTGCAAAGTTGCTCGGAGTCAAAGTACCTGACTCATCTTGCACATAAGTGACCGCCGTAGAACCAAGAGTACCGCCTGAATTTGAAGTGCAATAGAATCTCTTATCGCCATAAGTCGTACCCGCGTCCACATGGACAAAAGAGCCTGTAAGCTCATCCCAAGCGTCCGAATCAGTTGCACGAGTTAAAGCGCTTGAAGACCCATTGAAAACATAGATACCGTTTTGGCTTTGAGTCGATTGCTGCCATACCAAAAGGCGCTGACCGCTTGTAAGTTGGTGACCGTCGAAAGTATCCGTTCCGGGATTGCTTATGGTGATATTCGCAGTCGTAGCCGCGTGGACATTGCGATACTTGTAAGCACTTGACAAGCCTGCTATTTGCGTATCTACATATCCTTTTGTTGCAGCATCGCCTGAGTCAGTCGGAGTTGCAATGGTCGTAAGCTTGTTGTTACCCATTGACTGAGCACCCGTAAACGCTACGCTCCCATCCTTCTTGACAAAGTTCGCGCCGTCTGCTAATTTACTCGAATCTATTGCAGCGCCCGCAGCTACTTTCGCGTTGGTTATCGCACCATCGCGTATCTGGCGGCCTGCTATTGTGGTCTCTGGCATCGTATTATCCTAGTTTGTAATGTATTCGTATAACATCACCAACGACAGGCGAAACATTCAAAGTTATTGTCGTCGATCCGCTTGTCGTATAATCGTTTGTAAGCACTTGCAATACGCCATTAATGAAGACTTGCAAAGAGTTAGGGACAAAGTTCTGCAATGATGTGAAAGTCGCATTTGAGCCGTTGATATTTCCAGTCGGCGTTTCATTCCAGATGAAAACAGCCGCGCCTGAGTTGATCGTAGCACCAACTGAAACTCGGACAACTTCAGGAAGCGCCGTAATGACTACATTGTTTGTACTCATGAAGTCACCGTATCAATAATATCCAAATCACCACCAAGCCAATACTTCGTATCACCGCCAAGCCATTCGATTTTTACATCATACACAAGTCCCTTTTGCGGAGTTAAAGCAAGGCTTGTAGCTCCCGGCAAAGAGATTGAAAACTTGCCACCGCTTGCAGGGGATTGTATTGTCGTATTGAAAGTAAAGAGCGTCGCATTCGTAGCCTTTACTCTGCATTGAGCGGTCAAAGTCGCATTCACCAAAGTAATAGCCGCGCCGTCTGCGTCTTTCAATTCCACGGCAAGACTGAAAGTCTCACCTCGGTAAATTGCTATATTGAATCTATCTCTTCTCATGGCTTATCCGTAAAAAGCTTTGCAATGAAAGACCCTCCTACCGCGAACCCTAACAAGGTAATAGCAAGAGTTACATTATCGCGTAAATAGGCAAAACCGCAACCGGCAATGCCAGCGGCGGCTAAAGCGCCCGCGACTCTGCGAATCTTCGCAGGTGTAGGCTCGTTCCAATATTTAAAGCCAAAATGCAAACTCACTTGTTAAGCCCTGCAATTATGGAGTAGATCTGATCAAGTCTTGAGTGAACCAAAGCAAATTGCTTGTCTATCGATTCAGCTTGCTCTTTCTCGGTCTTTTCCAAGTTAGCCACGCGGTGCTCTAAAGTAGCAGTATTGAATACGTGCTTTGCCGTTTTCTCTATAACATCTGCAATTTGTTTTGCGTGTTGCAAGCGTTCCCTATTCATGAATCTGAAGAACATAATAACAATCGTTACCGTACTTACCAGAGTTGCTAGAACATTGCGCAAGAGTTCACTAAATATATCCATTGTATCTATCTTAAAACAAGGGCTTCCCGAAAGAAGCCCTCGCGGAGTGAAGGCATGAGATAAGGAGTGCCTATGTTGGCAAAACAAATATAAGCACAACCAAAAGGGACTTAGAAATTTTATTTTTAATAAATCACAAAGTCCGTAATCCTGAAGTATGAGGTAGGGTTAATTACTCGCGTCCGTGCCCAAACGCCATCACCGTCATGCTGAGAGCCTCGAAGCCCCGAGCTTGTATTTCCTTCGACTGTAGTTCCGGTCTTGCCCTGCCATGTATCTACTATCCCTGCATGACCAAAGGGAGTAGTTCCCCTTCGCCATACAATGATCGTGCCCGGTGGTAGTGTCATGTTTTCAGCAATGACCTTCGTAGCCTTTATGGTCTTATTCCGAGTAGCAAAGTGCCTAGCAAGTCCCGATCCCGTGAACGGCAAGCCTTTGACCCCTGCAGAGTCTAAGCAAAAGTTCACGAAACTTGCACACCATTGAGCGCCTCTCGGGCTCTTGGTCGAAGCTTGAAAGCGGCGAACCCAGTAGCCGCCGTTATTGCCCTCTTCTTTCGTTCCGATAAAGCCCTTGGCAATTAAGAGAACCT